GAGTCAAGCGAAGGGTCTTTCAGCGTTTCCAGCTCATGAAAATGCAGGGCTTTGGCGACTACGTCGCCGTGCGCACCTTGTGCATGCGCGTACATCACGGGGTATGCCTCATGTGGACACGCGCAAGGGGGGATATGCCTGCAGCGAAGGGCTTCAGAGACTACGTCTCTGGGAAGATGGTGCAGGGCTTCAAAGACGTAGTCTTTGCGTTGGAGATGGTGAAGATGGTGAAGGGCTTCAGAGACTACGTCTCTGTGGTGAAGATCGATGTTGTGGTGCAGAGCTTCAGAGACTACGTCTCTGTGGTGAAGATCGATGTTGTACATCGTCACTTCGAATATAAGCAACGGCTTATATAAGCGACTACTTATATACCGATTTTCAACGAAAAATCGCTGTCCGACTTATGTCGTAGACATAGAGCTAAGTCGTTGATTTCTATAGGAAATCCACACACACATGATCGTGTGACGCAGCGCATTATGCGTGATCACATGCGCTGGCAGCGCGCAAACGCTAGCGTGACGAGGGTGGGCGGGCGTGGGCCACTGGGGGGTGGCAGCGCTATTATATACACAACGTTACACAGAACAGGTATTTTAACTTATGTTAGTGGTCACTAACTAGCATGCCCACAACCTGCCTCACTCATCATCAAGCTAACACTTGTTAATAACATGTTCTCAATACGCAGATGATGTCGCGGCTGAGTGACAACACATCGCCCACAAATAACAATGTCGTCTAAACAGCGTTTGAGCGACAATGTCATAGACTTCTGCAATGCTTCATAGCAAGGGTGATGTTCGTAATATCAGTCATTAGCTTGATAATGTCTATTATTACGAACATTGCAACATCATTTTTGCGTAAGCAACATCATTTTTGCGCAAAAGGATTGACAACACATGTCCTCATGTGTAAAACTGGTGCTGTCAGGTGAACGGGTAACGGCAGCATCTGGCAGCGTCTGCAAAGACGTTAAAGCGCTACTGCGGGATAGACATTGAAACAGCGCAACAGGATGGCGAAGGCAGCGTCCTAATGTCGAAAGGCTTCCGAGTCACGGGGATGTTTTCTGTGTAAAGGCTTAGCAGGAAGGCTAAGTCCGTCTACACAATAGTAATAACATTATGTTGATGTGTTTTAATGAGAAAACATCATCGCTAATAGTTAAAAATATCCTTAACACTTGTCAACAGAATGCTAATTTGCACTGATGTATTAGCATTTTATTTGATGTATATTTCAATGAAATAAACATTGAAACAAACATTGAAATATACATCATTATTATTTTGTTGAAACATCAGCGCTAACATTAGTAACAACGTCAACAATCTATATAGCTATATAGTTGACAACATACACATTGTTGTTTAGAATGTGTTTCTAACGAAACAGATGTTTCATTAGAAAGCTATTTAATGCCATTTCAAACAAGAGAACAACTGAAGTCTAAAGTTTTTCATCCTCCTCATAGCTACTATTCGTTAGCAATGAAAGAAATCTTTAAGCAACGAGAAGAAGTGAAGACAGTTGCTTTTCATTCTGATGTTTATTACGTTAGAGCAGCATTAGAAAAACATACGGGATATCTGATACCCCTACCGCTAGTTGAAAAGGCAATGAGAGCTGAAAAATGGTATGAAGGTGCTGTCAACCGAAGAAGGAAATAGACTGCTAAATTAGCAACATCGGCGCTATCAACGATATACTCTATGCTCCCTGCATAGTCTATATAGAAGAACATTTTTGTTGAGAGCCGATAGGCGTTTGTTGCCTGTTGTTTGTTTTGCTGTTACAACGTGCTCTTATGAAAACTGCTGCTTGGCAACGTAAAGAAGGCAAAGACCCTGAAGGTGGCCTCAATGCCAAAGGAAGAGCTTCTTACAACAAAGCCACTGGTGGCAACTTAAAGCCACCGGCACCAAAGCCAAAGAATGAGAAAGATGCTAAGCGGCGTAAATCGTTTTGTGCGCGTATGTCTGGTATGCCGGGTCCGATGAAGGATGACAAAGGTAAGCCAACGCGCAAGGCTTTGTCGCTGAAAGCGTGGAATTGTTAATATGAGTGATGATGACTTTCGTCGCCTTGAAGGCAAAGTGGATAAGTTGGCTGATGCTGTCATGAAGCTTGTTCTTGTTGAAGAGAGGCTTGCCAATCAAGGCGAACGCATTGGTAGGGTGGAGCAGCGTGTTGTTGCTGTTGAAACTGCTGTAGGTAGGACAGATAAGACGGTGCAGATGTGGGTGAACAGGGGCATTGGTGTTTGGAGTCTTGCCATTACTTTGTTTGCTCTTGTGCAGTTTGGTAGTAAGTTTTTCAATTAACGCATATGCCTTTTATGAAGAATGGGCAGAGAAACTATTCTGCCGAGCTTGATTGGGAAAAGGATAATAAGCCTTCGCGTGTCAAAGAGCGTTCAAAGCGTAACGCTGCTAGGGCTGTGATGATGGAAGAAGGGAAGGCTTACAAAGGAGACGGTAAAGACGTCGATCACAAGAAGCCTTTGTCGAAGGGTGGTGGCAATGGGCGTAGTAATTTACGTGTTGTCGCTGCCAGCAAGAACAGAAGCGTTAAGCGCAAACAAGACGGAAGTCTTCGCTGATGGCTCGTACGAACGAAAAGCTGTGGGAGTCTGCAAAGGCTCAGGCTAAGGCTAAGATGGGTGGTAAACATTCCGCCAGAGCGATGCAGCTTGCTGGTAAGATATATAAAGACAAAGGCGGCGACTACACTGGCGAAAAGACAGAGGCTCAGAAGTCTATGACGAAATGGACTAAGGAAGAATGGACAACGTCGTCTGGAAAGCCCTCTGAAGGAAAGCGTCGTTATTTACCGAAAGCAGCGTGGTCTGCTTTGAGTGAGTCTGAGAAGAAAGCTACCAACGCAGCTAAGGCTGCTGGTGGTAAAGCTGGTAAGCAATTTGTTGCTCAGCCAGAGTCTGTGGCTGCTAAGACAGCAAAATATAGGAAGAAATAATATGGTGCTCTCTCGTTTGTTGGGTAGAGGTGTTGGTGCTGCCTCTCGTCGTGGTGCTGCTAATAAAGGTAAGAACAGGCTTGCTGGCGATCTTGATGATGATGTTGTCAAGGAAACCAAGAGTGATGTTGCTCAAATCAAGAAGGCGTTGAATGCACGTGCTGATGAAGCTGAAGACACCAAGCGTGGTGCTGCTCTTCGTCGCCAAAGCGTTCAAGAGGCTGGTGGTAGGGCTCTGCTGCGTACAGGCAGTCGTGCAGGCGCTGTAGCAGGCGCTGGCATGGCTGGCTATGATGCTGGTAGCAAAATGATGGAGGATGACGAAGACAAGACGCCTAAGCGTGTTTCTGTTGCTTCTCGTTCGATGGATGAAGACAAGCCTGCTCCGCGTAAGGAAGAGGCTAAGAAGGAAGAGAAGAAGATGTCTTTCAAGGAAGCGTTTGCTGACGCCCGTGATAAAAAGAAAAAGACATTCACATGGGAAGGCAAGAGCTATACAACGGAGCTTGCAAAGCCTTCTTCTGCTAAGGTAATGGAAGGACAGCATGAGAACATCTCTGACGACACTCGCGAACGCGCAAGGAAGTCTGTTGAGATGGCAAAGGGCGGTGCTGTGAAGAAGTATGCTAAAGGCGGAATGGTGAATTGCGGTGCTTCGATGAAGCCTCAGCAAAAATGGAAAAAGTGAGTGTTCCTGTTATATACGCAGGTCTTAAACAAAGGAAACGAGAAATGATGAAGAAGTCTGCTACGGCTAAGAAGCCGGTGAAGAAGTTTGCTATGGGTGGCATGATGGGTGAATTGCCCACAGTGAGTGCTGCACAAAAACAGGCAAATGCTGCTGAAGTTGCTAAACAAGAAGCGTTGCAACAGCGGTATATGCAACAACAACGGCAACAACAAGCTGCACCAGCACCTGCAGCACCTCCTCCTCCGCAGCGTCGATTGTCACCAGCATCACAAGCTGCTCTTGATCGACATATGCGACAGCAAGAACTTGCAGCAGCCGCACGTGCTCTTGATGCTCAACGTGCTGGCAAGAAAGCTCCCCCCGGTGGTTTTGCAAAGGGTGGTGCTGTCAAAGGCAAGAAGCCTGCTGTTGCTGCCATCATGATTGCTATGCCTATGAAGGGTAAGGGCAAGACGAAGATGGCTATGGGTGGCTGTGCCACGAAGAAGAAATGACGCCTAAGCAACAAGCCAAAGTTGGCAAAGTGATGAAGGAGTTTAAGGAAGGCTCTCTTCATCAGGGTGCTGGCAAGAAAGCTCCTACGGTGAAAAACCCTAAGCAGGCCATTGCCATTGCCTTGTCGGAAGCACGTAAAGCTAAGAAGAAATAAGTGAGCATAACAAGCTATCCCGCGCTAGTACGTATTGCCTCTGATGGTAACAGTGTTACTATTGGAGGCACTAACGTTGATGCATTCGGACGAGTTCGGGTAAGTAGTCCGTTAACTCTGTTTGATTCTTCGCATCGCTACGCTGATAACAACCTCTGGGTCAATAGCATCACTGGCACTGCTGCCGCTACGTTCAGTGCAAATGAAGGGTTGGTCAATCTAACTGTTGGAAGTGCTAACAACGACCAAATCATTCGAGAAACTATAAAGGTTTTTGCATATCAACCGGGCAAGAGCTTGTTAGTGATGAACACGTTTGTGTTCGGTGCAGCTAAGGCAAATCTACGTCAGCGTTGTGGTTATTTTGGTGTTGACAATGGAATGTATTTTGAGCGAGACGGACTCGACATATATCTTGTTGAACGTAGCAGTGTTAGCGGTTCTCCAGTAAATACACGTGTAGCACAAGCAAATTGGAATCAGGATAAGCTAGATGGTACAGGCCCATCAGGCATTACGTTAGATGTTTCTAAAGCTCAAATCTTGTACATGGATGTTGAGTGGCTGGGATTGGGTACGGTGCGAATGGGCTTTGTCATTGATGGTGTGTTTGTTCCAGCACACAGCTTCCATCATGCCAACCTTGTCACTACAACGTACATCACCACTGCATCTCTGCCTCTACGGTATGAGATGACAAACACAGCCGCCACTGCCAGTGCAAGTACGCTCAAGCAGGTGTGCTCGACGGTGATCTCCGAAGGTGGCTACGAGTTGCGTGGCGCACAGTTGTCTGCCGGGAATGTCATCACAAGCCCAACGACGCTAACCACTGCTGGTACGTTTTACCCGGTGGTTTCAATTCGTTTGAAGTCTACCCGACTTGATGCGATTGTTATTCTGACGGCAATTTCTATTCTGGGTATAAGCAACAACGCCAACTACAAGTGGGAAGTTGTGGCGTCTGGCACCACAACGGGCGGCACGTGGGTTAGCGCGGGAACCAACTCTGGAGTTGAGTACAACATAACTGGCACTGCGTTCTCAAGCACTAATGGACGTATTTTGGCTACGGGCTTTTTCCAAGGCTCCAACCAAGGCTCCAACAGCGTTGACATCTTGAAGGAAGCGTTGTTTGCTTCTCAGCTAGAGCGCAATTCGTTTACCGCCACCCCATACGAACTGACACTTGCTTGCTCGGCTGCAGCCAACGGGAATCAGGTGCTGGGTTCTTTGGACTGGGAAGAGATAAGTCGATGAGCAATAAAAAGCGAACAGTGGCACAGACGCTGACAACAAGTAGTCAAGATGTTTATGTTGTCCCTGCAGCGTTCAAGGCTGCCGTCAGCAGCATCTTTGTTTCCAATGGAAGCGACAGCACTGTTAACGTAACGCTACAATGGTATCGTGCTAGCGATATGGTGTCGTTTGACATCATGGATGCTGTGCAAATGAAATCACGTAGTATCTTGCAGATTACAGCGCCTCTGTTTCTAGAAAGCAATGACAAGATTGTTGGCTTTGCTAGTGTTGGTAGCAGCGCCATCACTGTATCTGTACGCACAGAAGAAAACTTCAACAACAACATCTAATCATGAAACAACAACTCAACGAACAGCAAAAGAAATTCATTGACGCATTGCTTGGCGATGCCAATGGTAGTCCCGTTCGCGCTAAAGAGCTTGCAGGCTATAGCAAAACCTATCCTACGAAGGAATTGATGTTTACTCTGAAAGAGCACATCATCGAAGCAACGCAGCTATACATTGCCATGCATGCTCCTAAAGCGGCTATGGCTGTCATCAGTGGCATCGATGATCCTACAGAGCTTGGCATCAAGGAAAAGCTGTCTGCTGCCAAAGACCTTCTTGACAGGTCTGGTGTTGTTAAGACGGAGAAGCTGGAAGTGCAAACAAGTGGTGGCATTATGATATTGCCCCCGAAGGACTCCTCTGAGTAATAATGACTAGAGAACTGGGACATTGGCTTCTTCCTCAACCTGTAGAGCGCACTGAATACGTCAAAATACCACGGCTTAGAAAAGGAATGCTCATCCCCTTTGGATATAGGGTTGAGGAGTCTGATCCAAATTGGTATGTCCCAATACCAAAAGAGCTTGATGCTCTAAAGATTGCTGAGCAATATTGCAAACGATATACGTTTCAGCAAGTTGCAAACTGGCTTACAAAACAAACAGAACGTTCAATATCTGGCGATGGGCTAAGGAAACGGCTTAGAGATGAAAGACGGCGAAAGCATAAACACAATTTCTATGTTGCCCTTGCCAGCAGATACAAAGACGCGCTCGAAAAGGCAAAAGCCTTCGAAACCACCCTTGG